TCATCCAGCGCTCGGCAGCGCTTGGTGAGAGCTTGGCGTGGCTCATGCTTGGCACGCTTCGATAAACGCGTCGTAATCCGCAACGGCCAGCTCACTGATACGGCTGGCGTTGAAAGTCTTGAGCAACGCAATCGCGTCCGGCATGCCGTGCCGGGAAGTGAACTTCTGCAAACCCGCGCGGACATCGTCGAGGGTGGCCGGCGGCAACTCATCAACTTGGTCAAAATCAACTTCGGGCTCGACGGGTTCTGGCGCGGGAACCGGAGCCGGACGAACAATCTTGATCGCTTCGGGGGCAGCGGGAGCCGCTTGCACCGCTTCCTCTTTGGCTTTGGGCGGACGCCCGCGTCGTTTCTCGGCAGCGGGGGCCAAGGCCGAAGCCCCGCCCCCACTGACGCCACTGCCCTCAGCTTTGGAGATCGTTGGAGAACTGGCTGATGCAGTAGTGCCGGCGTTACTCGCCACCTCCGGCTGGGCGTGATGCTTGTTGTCGTTGACGGGCTGCCCGCCGAGCTTAGACAGGATCTCAGCTACGAGTCTGATTTCACTGGTGTTCTGGGTGTCGAATTCTATTTTCATGGGTGATCCTGAGTGATGAGAGTAGTGTAGCGGTGTGGTGCGATGAACGCAACACTTTAGTCGATAATCTTTGCGATCTCACGCGTCTTGTGGACAACAACGCGCATAACTTCTTCGTCCACAGAATCCGCGCAGGTGAAGAACCGTACACGAACCGGTCGTGTCTGGCCGACACGGTGGCAGCGCATGGCGGCTTGCGCGTTGTCCCCCGGCACCCACGACGCTTCGATGAACGCCATCTCATGAGCTTGGGTGAGCGTGATCCCCGCGCCAGCGGCTTGAATGTTGCCGATGAACACTCGGCAGCGTGGGTCGTTTTGGAACCGGTCCACGTTGGCTTGGCGTTTGGCGGCAGGGGTCTTCCCGTACAGCGTAACGGCCCCGTATTTGCGCAGCCTGTGCCGGGACAACTCAATCACGTCTTTGTGGATGGCGAAGATCACGAGCTTGTCGATCTGTTTGGTTTCCAACTCTTCTTCAATGATCTTGAGCACGTTGGGGAGCTTCGCCATCCCCAGATACCGCCGCAGGGTTGATGTGGTTTTGGAGTAGCTGTCGAGCAAGCGCAGGCTGTCGTTGAAGTTAGCGTGATGACCGCGGCTAATCACTTGGAGCGAGGTTTTCAGGCTTCGGTCCGTGTGTTCCAGCTCGGCCACGAACGCCGGTACGCCGATTGGCTGCCAGTTCTCGTAGAAGTACGGGTCAAGGTCCACGTTGGAGCGTTCCACGGTGACGCTGCCGAACGTGATGGGCGGTAGTTGAGTAAGCACTTGGTCTTTCTTTCGTCGAAGCATGAACTGCGATAGCAGGCCGCGCAGTTTGTCTGCGTTCTTGTGGCCGGTGATCTTGTACCCAAAGTCCCCTTCAAAGCCGGCGCAGAAATCGTAGACAAAGTCCCAGTACGGGCGCTTCTCGATGCCGGCGCTTTTGAGGTGGGTGTACAGCTCTGATGCGTTGTTGGGAGCGGGCGTGCCTGTCAGCCGCCACGTGCGCTTGGCGGAGTGCATGACGCCGGGATTCTTGGCGAAGCCGTATATGGCTTTGGTGCGTTTGGCGGAGCGCTCTTTAATATAGTGGGCTTCATCCAGCACCAGAACGTCCCACGCCATCAACTTGATTGTCTGCTTGATCTTTTCATTAAGCAGCAAGTCATAGCTGATGATGTTGACGCCGGGCCTTGGGCGATCTTTCCCGGTCACGAGGATCGTGCTGGGCCGGTCGAACGGTGAGAAACGGCCAAACTCCCGATCCCAGTTCACTCGCACCGCAGCCGGGCACACTATAAGAATGTTGTTAGCCCGGATCAGGTCGGACGCGATGATGACTTGCGCCGACTTACCCAGCCCCATCTCGTCTGCTAATAAGGCTTGATCCATCTCCGCCAGCCATTGCGCGCCGTGTTCTTGGTACGGAAAGGGCGTCTCAAGCATGGGGGGCAAGGGCTTCGTATGCAGGTTGCGTCAAGCCACGCCATTCGGTGTGCTGAAACGCGCTTGGGCTGTCCATGTAGCGCGCTGCGCGTGCCGCCGAGAATTCGTAAAGCCCCCACTCTTTGCCATTCCAGTACGAATAAAAGCAGTACCCACCTTCCGGACTGCGGCGCTGGTAAACGCCGCGGCGGACGGGCTTGGTGTCTGGGCCAAACCACGGCGTTCGGCCGAACGTGATTTCGGGGGTGAGTTCCGTGGCTTGTTGTCGTTCGCGCGCCATCAGGGCAAGTCCTTCAAGAACCGTTTGAATGTGTTAATTGCTCGGCCGTAGGAACGACGTGCGATGAGTTCCTGCATCTCCCCGCGTTGGACGCGAGCGTTGTTTGCGGCCACCGTTGTGACCAGCCTGCGGACACGCCGCAGCACTTCGTTACGATGCGCGGAGTCCATGTCAGGCCACCTTGATCCGCTTGGCGATCTCCCGCTGGATGTACCAGACGGCTTTGCGCAGGTCTTCGATGGCGTCGTGTTTAAGGTCAGCGCGCCAGATGTATTTCGTGGCGTTGCCTAAGTTGAATCCCATGTGCTCGGTGATCTCGATGCACTCCACGCCGGATGGGTGCTGCGTGTAGTGCTTGGGCCGGTTGACGGGGTCGTGGGCCGGGGCTGGTTGGGGCATGTCCATGGGCAGTTCCAATTGAACGGGCTGTTTGGGGCGGCTGTTTCTGTCGTCCGCAGCGGAGAATGGGATTGCAAGGCCCGCGGCAAACCTGCTTTGCGGGCGGCGGGTGGCGTCGTGGTCGCTCATGTCAGAACAGTGCAAGAATGGTTAGGATCACCAGCGCGATGCACGCGCCAGCCGTTGCGGCATACACCATCGGCGCGTAGTTCTCGTTGAGATCTTCCGTGAAGATGGTTCTGCTTGTGTAAGGGCCAAACGCTTCGTTGAGCGTGCGCGGAAACCGTTTTGTGTCGTAATCCATATCACCCTCTCATAAGTAAGTGGACGCCATACAGTGCGATAAGCGCAGCTTCCGCCACACCATCGTCTTTGACTCGTGCAAACAGCCCGGAGTGCGCGGGGAACACTTTGGCTGCGATCTCGCGCGCTCGGGTTTTGGTGCTGGCTTTGGTTTCGTCGTGATCGCGCTTGATCCCGTACGCCGGCTTCCACAGCAAGGGCGACACCAAGTCGAATGGCATCTGCAACGCGTGGAGAATCCCGTGGATCATTCCTGTGTTGATTCCGAATTGGAACTGCCCCGCTTGCCGCGGCCGGCTCGAAACCTGCTCGACGTAGGCTTGGGTTGCGTTGGTTTGCGCCAGCACTTGAGCCAGTGCTCTGCCATCAAGTTGCTTAACCGTCTTGCTGCTTTTCTTAACCGTGTGGATGGGGAACGGGCCCGCATCCAGCAAATTGCCAGACGCATCCACCAGCGCCCATCCGCCCGACATACCGGGATCAATCCCTAACACTGAAGCCATCTGCTACTCGTTTGGTTTTAGGTTCAACGCTTGCGTGAGAACCGGGTTGCTCTTTGGGTCAACGTTTGCGGCTTTCACCGCAGCCTTCAACCTGTAGAACTTGTCGGCCCACAGCTCCCAAGTTGGCGCGCCGCGGGTGGCGTAATCCACCAGCTCTTGCGCTGCTTTCAAGAGTTCTTCGTGCTTCACTTGATCCTCACTGAGTTAGGCGGCGGCTTTGCGGGAGCCGTAGTGACGTTGCGAAGCTGATCCAGCGTCACATGCTCGACCAGCAGCTCGGACGTGATCGGCTTGAGCGCGTCAATGACTTGAGGCGCTTCTGACTTACTAACCGTCTTACTGTGCCATTGCGGCTTCGACGGGCCGACGTAGGTGTAGTGAACTCGAACCATTCATTGACTCCTTGCTCGAATAGCGTCAACGCACTCCATTGCATTGCCGCCGTTAAACCAGTGCTCCTCGCAGACCTTTGCACACGCCTCGCGCTCTGCTGCGACAGCGGCAGGGGTAAGAGCTTTTCCCGCTTCGTACCCACGTTTGTAATAGTCAGAAAATTGCTGTTTTATAAGCACAGTAGGGGCGCTGATCATTGCGCCTTTAATCCACTTTTCCGATTCCTTCTCGATGATCAATTTGTAAAAATACTCGTCGCGTATCCCATGCCATTCAGAGATATCGCATGGTTGACGACTTGCGTATTTGTTTGCTTCTTCGGCAATTAAAAGTATTTGATTGCGATTCATGCCACACCCCTTGCGCTCTGCGGTGCTTTCCAGCCAAGGGCAACGGGAGTTTTGTTCTCCCAATACGCGGTGCTGATCTGCTTGCAGACATACGTGCTAACGGCATCGGATGGGTACATGATCTTGCCGCCAACCTTCACCCAGCGAGGACCCATCTTCTTAGCCCGCCAGTTAGCGAGCACGCCTTCAGTCGTATGGAGTTTGGCCGCCGCTTCTGTTGGTGTCAGGTACTTCGGTTGCTTGTTATTCATTTCGATCCGCCTTCATATTGCTTAGCAAACCCACGATCAATCAACATCGCATTGACATCAGAGCAGCCATCTACAGCAATCTCGGCTAAGTAGTAGCCGTATTTCGACGGCTTGGTGGTCTTAACTCGCACCGTTTTGAATTGCACGGCGTCAATTAGCGCAGACTTGGCCTGTTCATAGCCATCCTGGCCACGCTCCGGTGTGTCAACGTGCGCAAGCCGGACGCGCTGTTTTGTGGTCATTGAGAAGCCAAGATCAATCTGCAAATCAACCGTGTCGCCATCAACAACACGTGTACATGTCGCTTTGTATTCGTACATTAAGATCCCCTTAAATTAATGCTTCGCCAACTTTACGAACTGCTAATTCATACCGACTTGGCGGCTTGGGTTTAACCACCAACGACATCCCCGGTTGCAGCCAGCCACGCGCCGCAGCTTTGGTTCTGAAAGCCCGTAACGGTCCGTCTTCATCGTGGACAACGAAACGGTGCGCGGTGCGGCTTGAAATTGAACTGTTGTGCGTTGTCATCGCGGCGTGCGTTTTGGTAAAGGGCTCCACGCTGTGAACCCGCCGTTCTGCTTCCAGTCCCCGATTACGGCCACACCACCTTCGGTAAGCAGCAACAGCTTCTTGCCGGCAGGCGGTACGGCTTGCGTCGGGTAGCGCCAATACACTTCGCCGGGGCGAGCGCTGTGCGCGGGCAAGTTCGCGTTCTCTTTTGTTTGCGTCACTGCAACCGCCCGCCTTCAATCGTGTAGCGCAACCTATCCATGACCGCGCATAAGTTCGTGGCCGCTGTCATGACGTTCTTCGACCAGTTTGGGTTCTGGAAGTCACGGCTTAACGCACACTCCAAAACATCCAGCGCCACGTGGGCAGCATCCACGCCGGCTTCGTTCAACCCGACGGCTTGCACCAAGGCCGCATCGGTTTTCTGGTCGTTGTTCGTCATGTCAGCACCCCTTATTTAGTAGTGGTAGTAGTGGTAGTAGTTGTAGTAGCGGTAGTCGTTGAAAGTCAGAGTTCCCATTCCGGGCGGCAGTCACACGTTTTCCGCCCTTGTTTGCAACTTCCATCGCAATCAGTACCGTTGCCGCCACTGAGAGCTATGAAAGTGCCAGCCAGTATCGCCAAAGCAGTCAGCCCTACTAACAGTGATAACCAGTCCATTTCCGCCTCTCTTTCCACGTTAAGTTGTCGGTTCTGATCAGCCCAGCAAATCCGCCAGCGTCGGGTAGTTCGGCGCGGACGGTTCAGGTTGCGCCTGCTGGCGCGCCGGGGTTGGCCGCTTGGGCTTGTCCGCAACGTCCCACTTGTTCTTCTCAGCCAGCCAATCCTCCGGCCGGATCAGGATCCCTTCAGTCCTCGCAATCGCTTTGATCTTCTCAATCTGAAACGCCGGTATCAGCCCGTCAGACCCGTACGGCCGGCGGTACTGCCAGCGGTACACGCTGATACGGCTCACGCCGATGAGCTTGGCTAAATGCGCTTCCCCACCAAACCGGCGCGCAACCTTGAATGCTTGGTTGTACGTCGGCTTCCCAAATTGACCTGTGTTTCTTGCTACCGGCATCGCTGCCAATCCTCCGTTGCAGTGCTTTCCGGCCATTTCCCGCGCCGTTTCAGTGTGTTTGAAGCATCGTTTTTGCTATTTGAGCACAAGAGTTACGAATAGCGCAACAAAATGGTGAGGTTGGTGTGAAAAAGCGCAAATTTCCCTATTGATCATGGGTTGTGCTGTTGTTACTGTAACATCGTCCCCTGTGTATTCCGGGGATTGAGTCGAACACGGCGACGGATGACGGAGAACCGCCTTGACCCAGTTCCACGACGGCCAACACCGCGGCCGCAAGATTGATGGCGGCTCGTTTGCCGCGCAACGTGCTCAAAACGCAGGCAACAGCGTTGATGCTTCTTGGTTTCAGCATAAGTTGATCGAAGCCCGGCTCAGCCAGCGGCAGCTCGCTAAGTTGATTGGGCTCGACCACTCAGCGGTTTCGCTGATGTTCAGAGGGAAACGCCGCATGGCCGCCGATGAAGCCGCCAGCATCGCCCGGCTGCTTGGCGTGGACGTTGCCGAAGTGATGCGCCACGGGGGCATCGACGTTCGAGGCGTCGCGCCAGACAACCCCGCCACACTGAATAGAGGCGTCGGGAATGCCCCAACACCCCAACACAACACCCAACAGCCAGCGGGAAATGCCGAAAAAATTACGGAAAAAATAGTTTCGGAATTTCCGGAAAATAGCGGCTGTAACAGTTTTGTCGAAATTCCGGTGCCAATTTCAGGAGGTTTTACCGCAATTTTGAAAATTCCGAGGGATTTTTCGAGAGACGACGCGGACCGAATTGCAGCAATTATTGTCGCTTTTTCACAACAAAAGTAGGGTTTGTTCTGATTTGGCAGAGCGAAATAGAACAAAAAGAGGGGCCCAAAGAGCGAAATAGAACACGTGTTTTGGCTCAACCATGCGGGTTTGCGGGCGATTGTTCTATTGTTCTTGTTCTATTTCGTGTTTTGAGTTCCTACGGCAAAACGTACGGCGTGTAGTGTGTATGTAAATTATATATATTGTTACATATATTTATATTTATTACTCTGTTGTTCTACTAACTTATTAAAAAATATAGAACAATAGAACAAATAGAGATAAGTAATTGATTTGTAAGGAAAAATTGTGTTCTGTTTTGGTTCTGTTTCTGTTCTATTGTTCTGTTTTGATAGGTGCGCGAAACAGAACCGCCCGTGGCTGCTGGCTTTGGGGGCGATCTCTCACCGGAAACCCGCACGGTTGCTTGATAAGCCTTCTCACATCGTGAGCCGGTGCGGGTTTGCGGGGGATTTTGGTCAGGGCCCAGTGGAAACGCGACGCAAAAACGGATCGCAAAAATTTTGATCAGGGCCCAGTGATTGCGGAAATCCTGAAATGGGGCGGCGCTTTGCATTCTTTGGTGGATTTTGAAGGGGTTTCCCCGATGCGCGGATGGCGCTCCGAGGCGATTAGAGGGGCCTAGCGGGCTGTGATTGAAGGAGGCCGCTAGGTGGGTAGCTTGAAGGGTAAGCGGGGGATTGTAGGGGCGTTAAAACGGCCGCGAAGGGCGGCCGTGTCGGGTTGATGGGCGTGGTCGGTCAGAGCGTGGCGACTATGAGAGCGATCAGCAAGAAAAGCGCACCGACCCCGCAAACGACCACCGCGGCCCAAGTCACGACCGACACCCACGACAACGGCGGGGCGACGGGCGGGTCGATGATCTGCGGCCGTGGCCGCTGCGCCCGTTCGAGTAGCGCCCTATGGGCGTCGTGTTCGTTACGCATGGCTAGGCTCTTTGAAAAGCCGACGCGGCAACCCGATCCGCTCAACTTTGCCGGAAGCGGTCATGCTGGCGGGCATTTCAATCGTTACGCCGGTTTGCATGCCCGCCGCCGCTTTACGTTCGGCAAGCGCGACCCATGCCGCTGGGTTTTGTTTCGCTGGGATAGCCGCGTGGTAGTCAACAAACGAACGGACTAAAGCGGCACCCGCTGGGGTGAGCTTGTACATTTTCGATTCTCCGGTTGATTGTGAGCCGACAATCCGACCCCGTAAATTTTCGATTAACTATGAGCCAAGCCGTTGACTACGAAAAATTCAACATCAAAAGCGCTAGGGAGATTGCCGCTGACAGGCAACCCATCGGGTCCGTAAACGGTCCACCCGCGCAGCGTATTTTTTAGAGTAAATTTGCGGCCGCTCGGCGCAGTGATGACGCAACCATCAATAACATGGCCGCGCATAGCGTGGAATTGTTCGGCTGTGGTGTGTACAGGTTGCGTGTGCATTTTCAATGCTCCAGTCGATTGATGGTTACAGCGGGTTATCGAATAAACCGATCGCAACAAGCGCCATCCAGATAAGCGCGATCATCGCGACAAATGACAGAAAGCCCATGCCGCTTGACGGTTTGTTGTTTTGAGCCATGTAGTTCCCCTTTTTAAGTAATGGGT